TACCATTCTTCTGAATCCTATCCATTAGTTCAGGAAGATTGGCAGCGTGATACCTTGCTAGTGTGTTCATGATAGTGCTCCTTGTTAAGCGAGTGTTTTAAATTTGGATCCTTTCGGCATCCATAACATATTTATAGCACAGACCATAAAAAAAGGGAGTGTTGAACTCCCCATAATTTTATTCGGTTTCCTCTTTCTTTCCTTTCTTTCCAATATTATACTTCTGCTCCAATACCCAATCTCCCTTGTCCTTATAAGCAAGAACTTTAATTTGATTGAGTGGAGCAATATCAGATACTGAATCTGGTTTTACTACAGATATAAGACCCCAATCAGCAAGGAGACGAGCAATACGATTCCTACGCTGAACGTCGTTAACAGTAAGGTTAGCGTGCTTTCCATCAAGAGCAAATAACTCCTTAAAATGTACTATATAATATCTACCTTGTTTATGTAATATATGACAACTTTGGTAAAGTTTCTTTTCTTTTCTTGATGCTACACCAATTCTCGTGAGAGTTTCTCTTACCTTTAAGAAGTCATCAGGTTCATTTAAAAGTACTTCTACCATTTGGTCTTGAGACCACTGTACGGTAGGTTCAACGGTGGCAGTCATTTCGATCCTCCAGTGTCAAGTCGTTGTTTAATGTAATTAATTTGTTCAGGGGTTAATATCTTCAAAGCATTAGATGCCTTTTCGTTACTATAACCATAGTATTGTTTAATGATTTCAAGGTCTGTGACTTTTTCCTTTCGGAGCCAGGGACTAAATCTCTTCTTTTTCCTAAGTGTATTTAGATAAAAAGAATATTGCATGTCTTTATCTAGGAATGAATACTTATTCATCTCATTAGCAAAGAGAACACAGTCAAGATGCCCTGACAAACAACGGTTAATAATGTATGGAGCATATGTTTTAATTTCAGCAGGGTCTTCAGGAATCTGCTTTGTAAAATTAATTGAATTTAACCAGTCTTTTAATTCCATATTACCTCCAAAGGAGTTTGTGGGACAATAGAATAATTAGTCACCAATAGTTCTGTCTTAATATTCTCATCAGTTCCTTTATCTCCACGATGTGCCATAGAATACCTCAACTTCCACTCCTTTAGATTGTAGTTTTTATATAACTCTTTAAGTTTATCATTAACATTATAAGTTATCATAAACTTGTGGACACAATTATAAACGTCATCAGCAAATCTATTATGATCAAATGATTTATGCATCTCACGATTCTTTCCATATAAGAAATCTTTAATATCATATGGAGGATCTAGGAATATAAATGTATCACTTGATCCATGTTCTTTCATTACTTCTGAATAATCAATATTAGTAATCTTCCAATCTTTAATCAACTTAGAAAACTGTGCGAGTTTATCTGCTCCTACAAGAGAAAAGTTAGAGTTAGATGCTGACTGTGAAAATGTACTGTTCTCTGTTAGTCCTGAGAAACTACACTTATTCATTATAAAGAATGCTACTGCTTTTTCAAAGTTATCATAGGTATCAATCTCTTCCTTATACTTATTGAATAGTTCTTTAGCACTTGCAGTTACTTTATCCTTATCACCCTCATCCAACGTCCTCTGCTTCTCTTCTCTGACCCTCTCAGAGAGTTCTTCTCCTCTATCCCTCAACTGTACCCAGAAGTTATAAAGAGGTATATAGAGGTCATTAATCCATACTGGTATGTCTGGATTAGATTTAGTTATTTCAATAGCAATAGATCCACCACCTATAAAAGGTTCTCTATATTCTGAAATTGTTTTAGGAAACCAAGGTGATAATGTTTTAATTGCTTTAGATTTTCCACCAGGATATCTGAGTGGAGTCTTCAAGGCTTTCATTGTGTAAGTTTATCAATATACTGATAGATTAATTCCCACTTAAATTCATAAGTATTACCCATCTCATCTTGAAGGTAAAAGGGAATATTGGGATGCATCATCTTAGCACGATAATAATGATTGACTACATTATAATCATCATCAATACGTCTTTGTTCTTCACGTTCTTCATCAGTCATAGTTTAGATGCAACTGAATTGCATTATCAAATTTAGTATAAGTTGGTTCATGCAAAGCACAATACTCACTAAAGGTAATCTTCATTTCCTTATGTGTTAGTCTACAATGTTTTGCTGCTTGAGGTAAGTTCCACTTTGCAGAAAACAACATCTCCATTGCTTCTCTTGTTTCAATCCTCATGCTTGTGACTTAATTTACCAGACATTTCATATGCCCCTTTATTGCCCCCATGACCATGTGCAATACCCAGTTCATGCATCTTAGCATGTTCATCTATAGGATCACGTAAATCTTTCTTACCTGGTCCTATTGTAAGGTATAATCCATACCCCATAATAAAGAACAATAATCCTACGATAATAAAAACTAAAATCATTAGTAAAATCTCTCGTTGTTGTAAGTTTGACCTACTTCTAATTGAATAGTATCTAATATTCTATTTAATGATCTAGCAAACATTCTATATCCAGATCCAACATACACTTGACCTGCCACTACAGAAAATGTAGCAATACCCCAGAATAGATAATAAAATCTAGATTTAACTTGGTTTCTCACCTTTTCTTTTGAAATCATAATAATTACTATTTGAAATTACATTCTACCATAATCTCTGTTAAACACGCAAGCATGTTTATCTCTTGGTCTGCAACAAAAGCGATTTGGTACTGATACTTAGCAAGTATGAGAACAGCAGCAGGGATGGTAGAAGGAACCAAGGCATCGTAAAGACTATCGTAAATACGACGTAATAAAACAGAAGGATCGTTGTCCAAGTTATTGACACACCATTTACGTACTTCCGCAAAGTTCTTTTCTTTGAGGTTTTTAATGAGATCATTGACCTTTACATCACTAAAGTGAGCTAGTATTCCACTATCTATCTTACCTCCCACCGAGTATCTTTGACACTCATTAAGAACTCTTCTCCAATCAGGAAAGTGCTTGTTAATTAATTCTGCAAGGACTTTCTTATCTGCTTCTATTTTTTCTTGCTTTAAAATATCTACTAATCTTCCGAAGAATTTTGCTGCAATTTCTTGTTTAGATTTTTTCTGAACACCAAACTCAACCACAGCACATCTCGAATGGAGGGGTTCAATAATTTTATTTTTGTAGTTGCAAGTGAAAATAAATCTGCAGTTCCCTGAGAACTCCTCAATAGACGCTCTAAGGAGGAGTTGTACGTCGGGAGTGGTATTGTCTGCTTCATCAATGATGATGACTTTGTGTTTCGACTCACTCGTGAGAGATACCGTAGACGCAAAGTTCTTGGCATTATTCCTAACAGTGTCAAGAAAACGCCCCTCATCCGATCCATTAATGACATAGACATCAACCCCCAACTGATTGCAGAGTGCCTTTGCTACTGTAGTCTTACCACATCCTGCAGGACCAGAAAGAAGTAGATTAGGTACTTCACCTTTATCTAGGAAATCAAGAAAGGTCTTCTTGGTTTGCTCTGGTAAAATACATTCTTCTATTGTTTTGGGTCTATATTTTTCAACCCAGAGAAATTCATCTCTCATTATTCAAATGTAGAATCTGGTTCTAATGCAATAAAATAAGTTAAATCTTGATTTTTACTTCTAAATCTAGATAGAAGTTTTGATGATACAACAACCTCATAATTACCAGGAAGAATTTTAATATTCTCAACCTTAAAATTGAATGAGAAATTCTTATCTGTCTCACCTACAGTGATAGAAAAATCATTTGATGTATCATTTTTCTTATCACGAACAACAATCTTTACTACCCCATTAGCACCAACAACAGCTAAATCAGGAAGTTGATAGATAGCTGCTGCTTTAAGCAACTTATCCAGTTGTTCCGTACTTAGATCAAAGGTCACATCCTCACTAGGAAGATTCATCTCTTTCTCAGGAGGAGTTACGATTACTTGTGGATCAGCAAAGAAATACTTAGATCTTGATCTACCTTCTTTGATAACCACATGATTATCATTAGCAAAATCCAACTCAGGACTATTATGTAAACTTAATCCATTAAGAAATTGATTAAGATCATAGATACCAAAATCTTTAGGTAGTTCTTCTGAAACTGTTGCTTCAGCAAGAATATTTTTCATCACACTAATTGTGCGAAGTCTTGTTCCCTTCTTAAAAAGAATGGACTGATTGATAGTTGAAAAGTTTTTAAGAAGTGAAAGAGTTTTGTCAGAAAGTTTCATAACCACGGGTCGGAGTTTCATTGAGTTGCCCACTAAAATGGTAAAGTAGGAGTGAATAGTGTAGTGCTTTTAGTATATCACGTTTTGCTTGTCCCTTCTTATCATAACGACTCAAATACTTGATTGCGTTAGAACGACAGAATGATTCTGCATCTCCTACGGATTCTATAAGGTCAAGTGTCTGGACGTTATTATTCTCAGAAGTATAATGTCCACCATAAGTGGTAGAAATATACTCCTGAAGAGCTTTGATGGACTCATCTTCTTTATATTTTCTAGGATTATTTGATTCTATACCAGGTGTTGGTATATTTAAATTAAGAGTATCAACAC